CGAGGTCAAAGAGACCGGCGTCAGTGTCGAGTATGAGCGCCCGGAGGCGGCGGAATGATCCCCGCTCTCCCCTGCGGAACCTTCGCAGACTCCGAGACCCCCGCAGGCGCGTTCTACGTCGCCGCCTTTGAGCCGGGAGACGCCCCTCATCATGTCGGCGAGTATCGGATCGATGTTGTCATCCGGGCGCTCCAGGCGCTCCAGGCGTGCGGCTACGACGATGTCGAGATCGGCAGCATCGAGCGCTCCGACCAGACACACCTGACCCTGATCGGGCTTGACGGCGAGGCGCGGTTCGGCGACCGGCAGACGGGATGTATCGCCGTGGTGCCGGTGGAGGTAGAGGTATGACCCTCATCATCCGCGCCGGCTCCGATCTCATCGCCCGGTATCAGTCGTATCTCTCCGGGCGACGATACGCCGCCGGGACTATCGATCGACTCCTCGGGGCGGCCCGTGACCTGATAGACGCATATCCGGCAGGTATCCCTCTCGACGAGCAGGCCCTCGTTGAGCGGGCGGAGCTGGAGGGGGGCACCGCATCCTCCCAGAAATCGCGCCGAGCATCAGCCCGGCGATTCTACGAGTTTCTTGACCACGAAATAGGTCGAAAATCACAGAGGAGTGAGAGCGCATGACATTCACACCAAAGACCGCCACGATCGGCGGCACCATCAATCTCGGGAACTATGACAATTTCCGCTTCGAGTTCGGCGCGGAGATCGCCTCCGCCGAGGACTACCTCGGGCTCGTCGAGTTCTCTGCCGCGTCCCTGATCGGGCAGTTCCGCAACGCCGACGAGACGACTCAGGCGGCCGTCCGGACGTATGTGGCACGGCTCTGCTCCATCGATGAGGCACAGGTGCCGGTCCTGGGGCAGCCTGCCCCGAGATCCCCGCGGAAGGAGGACCCTGCGATCTACGAGAGCACAAAGGACCCCTATCTCCCGCGACAGGAGGCCCCGGTGAAATCTACCCTGGCCACGTCCACGACCCTCGCCCAGGTCTCCCCGCCCCCGCCCCCAAGACCAGCGGCTCCGGCTCCTGGGGAAGAGGTCTGCGAGAAGTGCGGGGGCGGCGTGCCGAAGTCACAGGCGAAACTCTCGCAGTTGTTCATGAATAAAACGCTCTGCAAAAGGTGCATGGAATCCGCGGGGGGGTCAACATGATCATTATCTTCGGCAGCTCCGGCGAGATCGCGGACTGGCTCAATGCCAGGGGTGCGCAGGAGAGCCGGATCGTCCGGCCGCAGACGAGCGGCCCCTGCGTGCACTACGATCCCGACGGGGTGTATTACTCGCCCCCGGGCGGCGAGCACCAGGACGAGCCTCCGGTCTGCGCCTACCCCTATCCCTGCGATGAGGGGTGCCCGCACCTGGACGACCCTGCAATCCTCTGCCCGGTCAAGGACGCCTGCTACGCGATGCGGGAGATCGCCCACCTGCGAGAAGCCTGCGAGGCTGAGCAGGAGGAGCAGGTGAGCAGTCTGTGCGGGTATTACGACGAGCGGTCCGAGCATGTGGACAATATCGACCCGTGCACCCACCCCGACGCCTGCAAGACGGGGTGCCCGTACCTCGACGACGACGGGATCTACTGCCCGCAGAAGGATGAATGGTCTGCGGCCAGCAAGCAGGCAGAGGAGGACCTTGCTTGGGCTTGGGGGGACGATATACCTAAGTTTGTCCCCCTCGCACAGGATCCGGAAGGGAGGGGCACCGACATGGTGGCCGAGGCACCCGACACGATCCCGCGGTCAGACTACGTGCTCGCACCTCAGGAGCCGCCGGCAGCCGCCGACGAGCCCGACGTCGCCCCGGGTGACGATCCGGCTCCTGTGCCGGCAGAGGGCCGGAGAACTCCTCGCGGCCGGTGCTGGACCCCCGAGGAGGATACGGTGCTCCGGACCGCCGCCTCGGCGGTCAGTGCCCAGGTGGCCTATCGGGAGTCGTTCCCCGACTCGGGGCGGACCCCCGCAGCGGTATCCTCGCGCTGGTACAAGGTCCGGTCTCCGGCACCTACCCCTACCCCAGATTTTGCCGGCGACACGGTCCCGGTCACCCAGTACGACGAGCCCCGGAGCACAGGCGCCCCCCCCTACCCGTTGACGGGGGCGCGAGTCCAGATCAGATCCCTGCCGGAGTTTGCAGGCCAGATAGGGACGGTGGTGCAGTACGACCCCGACTCGCCGGAGATGCTCGTCGCCCTGGACAACTCCCTCGATCGGATCTGGCTCCCGCCGGAGTCGCTGGTGCTGGTCGGCGCCGGGAGGGGATCGCCATGACCTACAACATGGAGGGGCGTATGGTGCGGGTCTCGCTCCCGGATGGCGGGTCTGAGGAGGGGGTTGTGATCCGGTACTACCCGGTGACCGAGCAGTACCTTGTCCGACTCTATGACACGGTTACTGCGGTCTGGGTGCCGACGTCAGCGGCGGTGGCGATCTGATGACGCTCCAATACGCGGGCGAGGCCCGACTAGATCCGCACGGCGGCGGGGTTCTGCTTGACGTCGGGGGAGATCCGTATCTCGTCCGGTCGTTCCACCTCAAAGCCCTGTTGCTGCGAGATATCGACCGGGCGGCGATATTGCGCAGGTATCCCGGGAGGCACGGCGGGTTCGTCGACGTCGAGACCGGATCGTTCCTCCTCCGCTCGCGCTCCGGTCGCGGGCTCAAGTTCTGGACGCCGAACGAGACGTTTGTGATGAGTCGGGACGAGATGATCGCCGTCGCCCGGGAAAAATCCGACGCGGCGACGATCTCCCGGATCGTCACCGACGCGGAACAGTTGAGCGACGCGGCGAGCAAGCAGACTGCACTGGGGGCGTTTTGATGGCGGGGCTTGAGAGTCAGGCGGCAACCGCCCGAATCAGGGCACTCCGGCGCGACCTGGAGGCCACGCTGCAGCGAGGCGAACTCGTCAAGGCCCGGAGTATCCGGCAATCGTTGATGATTATGTCGATCTGGTACCCGGGGGCGGTCGCGTGACCCGCCCGATCCTCTACATCAGCGGCCCCTACAGCGCGGGGAACGGGCGCACCGTTGAAGACAACATCGCGGTCGCCCGGGCACACGCAGAGGCTGCGGCGCGGAAGGGCTGGATGCCGTTCACGCCGCACCTCAACACAGCGCATTTTGAGGATTCTTGCCCGAATGTCTCGCACCAAGAGTGGCTGGATGGGGATCTAACGATCCTCCGGGCTCTCTCTCATGCAGGTGTGGCCGTATTGCTGCTGCCGGGATGGGAGCAGAGCAAGGGCGCGCGGTTAGAGCGCGATTGGGCGATCCACCTCAATCTAGAGGTCTTCGACCCGCCCGCGACACCCGAGGCGATCCCGCCCGCTGCGGCGTTCAGGGGGCGGTGCCGATGACATTCCGCCCCGCGGGCGAGGCGCGGCTGGATCTCTACACCGACGCGCTCCTGCTCGACATCAACCGGGATACGTTCGTGGTGCCGCTCGCCCGGCTCGCTGACCTCACCGCGCACCGACGACGCGAGGTCGTGGTCTCCCGGCGGTACTGGGGGGATGCGCCGGGCGCGTTCCGCGACATCGAGCAGGGGCTCCGGCTCCAGCGCTCGCAGACAGATCGGTCGCTGATGCTGACCGAGCAGGGGCGCGTCTACTCGATCCCGGTCTACCGGGTACTAGAGGTCAAGGACGGGATCCGGGAGTCCTGCACGATCTCGATGCTCGTGACGGACGCGCAGCAACTCGACGACGCACACAGCCGGCAGATAGAGTTGGGGGTGCGGGCATGACCCCAGGTGATGCCTCCGTCACGATCAACATCGACGGGCTGCCGGTGGTGCTCGTGCTCCCGGAGCGCGATGTCGAGCTAATGATGTGGACGTATCGGGCGAATCGCATCCTCCAGGAGGGGCGCGACGATGAGTGAGGTGAAGCGCTGCACCAAATGCGGCGAAGAGAAGCCGCTCAATGAGTTCTATCGTGAGGCACGGAGTAAGGATGGCCACAAGGCATGGTGCAAGGCTTGCTCCAATGCCTCTAACCGAGCGCGGCGAAGGCGGCGGGAGATCGTAAAGCCCAAGGCGGCCCCGAAATACCCTGAACTCTACGATCCCGAGTGGTTGGGGCAAAAATACTGCGTCGAGCTCCTTGCACCGGAGGAGATCGCCGCGCTGATTGGGTGCGCGGCAGAGACGGTTGAGGGGGCGCGACGGCGACATGGCATCCAGCCAATTCCTCGGGCACTCATGGCGGCGCTCCGAGCAGGGCGGGCGGCACGACGAGAGGAGGGGCGGGCGTGAAACTCCTCTGGTTCACCGCTGGGTTCCTGCTCGGGGTCGTCACGACGACGCTCGGGCTGCTCTGGATGATGACGATGGCGGTGGTCGGATGACCCCGGATCAGATTCATTGTGTAGACTGCCGCACAGGCCTCGCCGCCCCAGAGTGGTGCCTCGGGTGCCCGCATCCGATCTACGGCAACCGCAAAGGCGAGTGGGATTGGTACTGCCGACAGTACTCGCCGACGGGCATCCGGTGCAGCAACGTCGCGGTGCTCCGGGAGCGGTGCTACCGCGTGCGGGAATATTTTGCTAAGAAGGAGGCGAGCACTTGAGGCACACGATCTTGAACGGCGACGTGATCGCCTGCCTGCGGTCGCTCCCGGACGCCTGCGTGCAGTGCGTCGTGACCTCACCACCGTACTGGGGGCTCCGGGACTATGGCGTCGAAGGGCAGATAGGACTTGAACCGACGCCCGAGGAGCATGTCGAGAAGATGGTCGAAGTGTTCCGCGAAGTCAAGAGAGTGCTGCGCGACGACGGCACGCTCTGGCTGAATTACGGGGATTGTTATGCTGGTAGCACGACCGGCGCAGACCGGCCCCCAGAACCCGGGCACACCCACGAAGACAGCGGGCGAGTGAAGACCGGGCAGGAGAACAAGCACCGCCGCCCGGATGCAGGACTCAAGCCGAAGGATCTCGTCGGGATGCCCTGGCGGATCGCCTTCGCCCTGCAGGCGGACGGCTGGTATCTGCGCTCAGACATCATCTGGTCGAAGCCGAACCCGATGCCCGAAAGCGTGACGGATCGCCCGACAAGGAGCCACGAATTTGTCTTTCTGTTCGCCAAATCGCCCCGATATTTTTACGACCACGAAGCGATCAAAGAACCTTATGCTGAATCAACCTTTAAACGTGCCAAATCCGTAAACAACGCGGCAACCCGGAAAGATAACGGAACCGCCATCAATCAACGCGGCCTGACCGCGGAACAACAGACGAAAGCGTATAGCAAAGTTACCGAAACCGGAGGCCGGAACAAACGAAGCGTATGGCACATGGCAACCCAAGGTTCTAGCGAAGCCCATTTTGCCACGTTTCCTGAAGCATTGGTGATACCATGCATCAAGGCCGGGACGAGCGAGCGCGGGGCGTGCCCGGTCTGCGGCGCACCGTGGCGGCGCTCCACCTCGTCACAATCGAGCGGTTCCGGGGATCACAGAGCTGTGCCAGGGCAGAACAAACCATTCACGATCCCCAGGGGAGATTACCTCCGATCAACAACTGGATGGGAACCATCCTGCACCTGCGATGTCGCGGAGACCGTGCCGTGCGTCGTGCTCGACCCCTTCGGCGGGTCCGGCACTGTGGCGAAGGTCGCCCGGGATCTGGGGCGCTCGTCCATCCTGATTGAGTTGAACCCGGAGTACGTCGGGATCGCAAAGAAGCGCCTGCGGATCGGGGAGCAACTCGATAGCGGCGTCTGTGAGTATGTTGTCGAGGAGGTGACAGCATGACCCTGCCCCCCTCCGGCCCCCGCGTCCTCTACATCTCCGGCCCGTTCAGCCACCCGGACCCGGTGCACGGAATACCGAAAAACATCCTCCTCGCCTCCGAGGCGGCCCTCGTCGCCTGGCGGGACGGGTGGGCCGTCCTCTGCCCGCACAAAAACTGCGCCGGGTTCGAGCACGCGGCTGGCATCCCCTACGAGACGTGGATCCAGGGGGACCTCGAACTCCTCCGCCGGGCCGACGCGATCTGCATGGTGGGCACCTGGACTGAGTCCCCGGGAGCACTGCAGGAATACCAGCTCGCCCGGGACATCGGGCTGCCAGTCTACCGCTACGCCGCCGAGGAGATCCGGCCGATGCCGGCACCCGCGTTGCAGGTCTACGACGCCCTGGCAGAGGGGGCTATTCATGCCGCGGATTGAGGTCACCCACGAGGACGCAGCCGAGATCGCCCGGCTCTGTTATCTCCTCAAGCCCGGCGAGGTCCTCACCCGGGCTGAGGTAGTCCATCGGGTCCTCAAGGAGTGGCGGCAGGCGAAACTGGCTAAACCGGCGAAAGTGGCGAAAACGCCATAATAAGCCCCCTTTTTCTCTTCAGAGCGCATATACACTCTCAATCAAATCAGGAGCGCTCAAATATGCCCATCGACCCAAACATCATTCTCGGCGCCGTCGCGATCGCGGGCGTCGCTGTGGGAGCAATCCCTTCTGTGTGCGGCTACATCGAAAAGAAGCGCAAAGACGATGCCGACGAAGCCGAGCGCCGGCGGGACCACGAACTCCGGCAGGCGATCCTGCGCAACGACCTGGTCCGCGACGCCACCGCCGGCCAGGAGTCCACCCAGTACGCCCGGCGCCTGCGGACAGTCGCTGCCGGAGAGCAGCCGCCGACGGAGTGAGGCCCGATGCCTCACTTCGATCTCTTCTTCAAGACTGAAGATCTGCGGCAGCGGTTCGAGCCGCTCCTCGGCCAGATCCCCCCTTACTTTGAGTTCACCGTCCGGACCGGGACCCCGGAGATCCGGATCCTCTCAGAGACCGACCCCCTCTGGCTTGACTACCCACACCCGGTGCAGGCAGGGGTCGCCTACGTCTTCGACGACGAGATCCCGGCGCGAGCAGTTGGGGGCGGCGGCGGGATGCGGGCGAGCATCAGGGTCTGCAAGGAGGACCGCGACGAGGTCCTCATCATGCGCCTCTGGCACGAACTCCTGCACGCCGTCGGGCAGCCGGCCGACGACATGATCCCGATGGCGGCAGAATGGCAGACCCCGTTCGAGAGCCTCCTCTGGTGGCTATGGCCGCACTTCTGCGGCCCGGTCGACGTTCCATACTGGCACCGCAAGTTCTACCATTTCCTGACCTCCAGAGCGGCGCTCGGAGGGGAGTAATGGCGAAGAGCAACCTCGGCCGGAACTCCCCGACCGCCCAGCGTAGGATCGAGGCGAAGGAGCGGGCGCTCAAGGCACTCGAACTCAGGAAGAAGGGGGTCCGCTACGAGCAGATCGCGCAGCAACTCGGATACGCGAACCGGGGGAACGCTCACAAGGCCGTGATGAAGGAGCTCAAACTCCTCGCGAAAGAGTGCCTCGAAGAAGCGTCAAAGGTCCGTGACCTCGAACTCCAGCGGCTCGACGCACTTTACCTCGTCGCCTACGCAGAGGTCGAGGAGGGCAACGTCCCGGCGATCGACCGATGCCTCCGCATCATGGAGCGCCGGGCGAAGCTCCTCGGACTGGACGCGGCGGAGAAGGTCGATGTGAACGGCATCGCCACGCTCCACTTCGACAAGGAGGACGAGGGCCTGTGAGTGGTATCAAGAAGACCCCCAAGCAGCGACAGGCGATCGCCCTCATGACCGACCCGGAGATCCGCACCATTCTGCTCTCTGGCGGTTCCCGGTCCGGCAAGACGTTCATCGCCTGCTATGCCATCGCGGTCCGGGCACTCAAGGCCGCAGGCTCCCGGCACCTGATAACCCGATTCCACTTCCGCGACGTCAAGAACGCGGTCGGACGAGACACGATGCCGAAGGTACTCAAACTCATCGGCACCCCGTACACCCTCGACCGGACGGACTGGTTTTTCACCCTCCCCAACGGCAGCGAGATCTGGCTCGGAGGGCTCGATGACGACGAGCGGGTCGAGAAAATCCTCGGCATGGAGTATGCGACGATCTACTACAACGAGTCGTCCCAAATCTCTTACCACGCCTATACTACAGCGCAGACCCGTCTCGCGCAGAAGACGGATCTCGTGAACAGGGCATACGTGGACTGCAACCCGCCGACCAAGTCCCACTGGCTCCACAAACTCTTTCTGGAGCACATCGACCCGGAGACCCGCGTCCCCGTCCCGAACCCGGACCGCTATGCTGTCCTCAACATGAACCCGATCGACAACCGGGAGAACCTGCCGGACGGCTACATCGAGGACACCCTCGCCGCTCTGCCTGAACGCAAGCGGCGCCGGTTCCTCGAAGGTGAGTGGCTCGACGACCCGGAGGGCGCGCTCTGGAAGCGGAGCATGATCGACGAGCACCGGCACGTCGGCGCTCCGCCCCCCCTCGCCCGGATCGTCGTCGGCGTGGACCCCGCCGTCACCGGGAGCGAGACAAGCGACGAGACCGGGATCGTCGTCGTCGGGAAAGATGCAGCCGGCCACCTCTACGTGCTCGGGGACTACTCCGTCCGGGGCACCCCCCTCGACTGGGCGCGGCAGGTCGCATGGGCCGTCGACAAGCACGGCGCGGACAGGGTCGTCGGTGAGGTGAACAACGGCGGCGACCTCGTCGAGGTGAACCTCCGCACGGTCAGCAAGAACCTCCCGTTCAAAAAGGTCTCCGCGAGCAGGGGTAAGTACATCCGGGCCGAGCCGGTCGCCGCGCTCTACGAGAAGGGGGAGGTCCACCACGTCGGCGCGTTCCCCGAACTCGAAGATCAAATGTGTGAGTGGCTCCCCGGCGACGAGTCCCCGGACCGCATGGACGCGCTCGTATGGGCGATCACTGAACTCGCATCAGGGCCGGGGCACGTCACCATCCCACCCGAGTGGCTCTCGTTCGGAGGCGTCCGAT